GAGATGCCGCCGCGATCGTATTCGGCACGGATCTGCCGATCCCGCCACTTCACCAGCCACCGGCGATGGCCGTAAAGCCTCGCCGGAGTGCTGTCAAATAATTCGGAAACCTGCAGCGCCATGCGCACCCCGATCTTTTCGGCCAGCATCCGCAGATCGCCGGACAACGCCTCGAGTGGAGGCAGGGCATCGTCCGGCAGATTGTCAATAGTGTAGCTGCTCATCATTCCACCCCCGCGCTATCCTGCCGCTTTTTCAGATCGGTGATCAACACATGCAGATCCCGCTGATCGGTCAACCACTCGAACCGCTCTACCCCGAATTGCCGCTTGCACCGGCTGTGCAGCTTATCCATGCCGTAGCCCAGGGAGTTCCACATGGCCAGAACCTTGCGCTGCTGGGCAGCGGTCGGGCCTGGCTTGATGACGATGTAATTACCGTCCCGCCGCTTCGCCCTGGGCGCGGTGGATGTGCCTTTCTTCGGCTTCCACCCCTTGGCCCGGAAGAGATCGAGGAGCTGCTCGGCCTGCCGGACGGTGAGATCCTTGGCGCTGGACGCCTTAAAATTCAGGGCGAGGATATCGCGATAGGTATCGTCGGTCAGCTGCAGCTCTTTCTTGGCGATGTGGATCTTGGCCAGCTGGGCTTTGGTCGGCATGTCAAATACTCCGCAGCAACTCGATGTCATCGGCCTCGATGCCTTCAATCTCGCCGCGCATGGTGCCGATCGCGAGACGAAGGGCCAGGTCGGTGAAGAGTGGCCGCTGGTCAATAGTTATACTGAGCAGGCTTTCGAGTTGAGCGACAGGAGGATGATCATTAATCTCGGCCTTAACTTTCTTCAGCTCCATATGCACTTCTTCGAGTTCGTTCAAACGCCGCTCCAGCAGGGCTTCCTGCTCATTGCTATGGGCCGTCAGCTCCTCGATTCTGGATCGCAGCTTCCGAAGCTCGGCATCGTTGCCGCTCCCTGCAGGCAATGCAGTTGGTGCCAGTTCCTTCAATGAGGCTATGACCATCTGCGGATTAGCTCGGATACCACACCGCACGTTTTCGCACATTGAACATATTTTCTTCCCAAATCTTTCGGCAACCTGCTTCTTCTTGCCGCAATATTCACAAATCCCTGCCACTCTTGTATCGCTCGCCATGCCTTCCTCCTGATTGATGTTGTGTAGCTGTATGAACGTTACCTCTGCCGGGATCTCTCCCGTGCAGTCCAGACAAGGAGAAACGAGCAAAGATCCTTCTCCCTTGGGCCCACCCTTCCAGCCGCTGACAGGTCCATGCGCCTCGGCCCTAGCTGCAGCGCACACCTTGTCCCATCCCCGACGGGTAATCGATACCGGTTGACCGGCTGTCTTGGGACAGCACCGGCGTATGTTCAAATTAATTTTCATCAGTCACCTCAACCGTCGAGTTGTTCGAAATGGTGCGATAGACATCATCCGTCCAAGCCATCCTGCCCTTGAGCAGCTGCACACTGCAGGATGGACACAAGCTCTCTTGAATCGATACCCAGACCCCGCATCCGCCACAGCGCCAGGGCTTTTCGATAGATGTTTTTTCCATCAGTCCATCCCCTTAATAATCGTCGGGATACTATTCAAATGTATAGTATCGAGCGACTGCTGGCCCGGGCGGAACAGGGAAAGGTAACCGAGTATCGCTTTCGGCAGCGGAGAGGGCAGGCGGCTGATCACCAGCATTGTCTCGCGGCAATTGGCATCGTTGACCCAGCTTTCAGCACTGGCGACGGCTGCGCATGATGGACAGATGAGTTTCATTTATTGCTCCGACTTCCGGCCGCTTCTTGCCGGTCTTTTGCTTGCTGATACTTGCTTCTTTTTCTGCCCAGATTGTGGACACAACCGATGCAAAGCTGCTGATATTGAACATTGTCGCACCAGGCGGCTGACACCTTAACGTCCCGCTGTTGTTTGCAGGTTATTTCGAAGTCGGACATGGTCGCATTCTCCCTGGAATTTTTATTCTGAGCTGCTCATCAGACCGGAGGAACCACCCTCCGATGACCCCGGCTGGCCGGGGTTTCGCGTTAGTTATTTATTTTTCTTACAGATCTTATGTTCGAGATCGATTTCCCCTAACAGGACAGCTGCAAGACATGCAGCCGCCAAACGTTCAGCCTGTGTCCTGTTTTTTGCCCCGGTATAGAATTCATCAAAATTCAGCCGAACATCCACGCACTCACCGTCAGGTTTGTCGGTAAATACAATTGTTGCAGTTGCCATCTCTTCCTCCCCTCGACCGGCGGAACCACCCGCCGATGACCCCGGCATACCGTGGTTTCGCGTTGTTATTCTTTGTCGAATTTCTCAACTATTTTGGTGTTTTTAAATCCTAAGCCATCCTTTCTGGCTAGATTTCCATTCGCAATATTCTCGATACATAACGTTCCAAGGTATTGCGCTAGGCTAAATTTGTATTCATAGCCTTCTCCGCCTACAACTGGATCGAAAGTGGCTTTCACATTGACATCGCCCTCTTCAGGCCCATCCGTTATAACGATAGTAATTCCCGCCATTGGCTTTCCTCCTCACTTCCCTTGATAGCAGCAGTTGATAGCAGACCCGTTAACGTTCGTTGACGATCCCCGATAGTGCCCACACGTCACCCGTTTATCATGGCAGGTGGTACTCACACAGACACACTCAATCGGGCAATCGGCAAAGATGCAGATGGACGTTATGATCGCCATCCGCTTGACCACGGCTTCCTTTTTGACATCTGTCTCCGGATTAGTTCCCATGGCAATCACACCCCCGAGAAATCCAGACCGATTTGATGGTACTTGCCTTCATCGTCCCGCTCATACATGCGGTAGTACGTGCAGGTGCCGATCACGACGACCGAATCGCCGACCGCCTGCATCGCCATCTTCCACTTTGGATGATCGAAATTGAAGCTCCGGAGGGAGAGGAACTCCTTGATATTGATCCTCCCTTTCTTGTTGATCTGCAGTTTTTTCTCGACGATCGCGCGAAGCTCCGGACCCGCTATGTCGCTCCACTCCCGGAGGCATTCTTTGACCAGGGCGATAGCCGCATGAACCTGCTCGGTGGTATTGAGACGTTCGGCATGTTCACGGACCAGCTTGTATTGGCCGTCAAAGGAATAGAGCTCCAGGAAGCTCTTCGACCCGCCGACATCAGCCTGATATTTTTCGGCCGACAGCTCGAAGAACGCCTGCATATCGTCGGCAACATTCTTCTTGAATATCGTCAGCATCTCATTGACATCCTTCGCCCGACCGGCGAGAAACTTCACCAACTCATCCCGAGCCAGGTCGATCTCCTTGATGGCCTCGATCGGCACCAGGTGGCCAAGGTTATTCGTCATGTATCCGTCCGGAACTTCTTTCTGCATGATCTTGCCTCCGTAGACTTCCATTATCTTTTGAGCTATCCCGGCAGTATCGCCTGGATAGATACCGGCCACCGTCTGAGAGATGGTGGCCGGACTGTAACCGAGCTTGTTGGCAACCTTAGATTGGCTGCCTTCAACTAAAATCGCCTTACGCAGCAGATCGCGCCAATCCATGATCACCCCCGTTTATGCTGAGAAAGCACATCTTCTGTACGGTCTTTGCAGTGTTCTCGGCGGCGAGAACCATAACCGCCATGGCCTGAATATCCCGGCGATCGCTGTTGTCTATCATCGCCTTCAGGACGGCCAGTTGCTCTTTCGCGTCATCCCGGCAGCTGTCGAGGATGTTGGTAATTCTGTCTGTATCCGTTCCGTTCATTATTCTTCCTCCAAGTTTTTCAGTATCTTTCTAACCTCACCCAGGGCGGTATCGATCGCATCGAGCTTGCCGGTGATGGCCGCTTTCTTTTTCCGCCGAATATCGCGCAGCCTCGCTNCCTTTTCGTCATCCACCGGCATTTCCAAATCGCTTTTTACCAGCCGCCATGAGTGCGGATGTTTCGGATTCGCCGGAACAATTCGCACTGCAACCTCGCGCCGCACCAGTAATTCAAGCCATTCCGAGGCATATGATGAGGATACCCCGGCCATCTCCTGCAGATCCGCGACAGTGACAGCCCGGCGCATCCTCATTACCCGCCACATAACTTCGCGCTTATCCGGATTGCCGGCAGTAACCACCGGCCCGTATACGCCCTGACGGATACGCCGCAGTTTGCCTTCTCCTGCCAGCTCACTAAGAGTATTGAGCATCCGTTTATGCTCAGCCTTGCTCATTATCATCAACAGGACTGAAAGACTGTCGGTCGTTACTTCGCCGGTCTCATTGCTGAGCTTTAGTGCCATGGAGAGGACATTTTTCCTGAATGATTGATGTGCCATGCTACCCTCTAAGACTCTGTTTAATAGCAACCTTGACCATCTCCATATCCGGCTCGGTCTTGCCCCTGGCGTTCATGATATTGACGAGAGAAATAAGGTCCCGCTTGATAACCCGAAAACATCCGGCAGCATCATGGTGCAAGGTTTCCGCCGCCTCGGCCGGAAGATCGATGCCTGCAGACTCGCGGGCAAACATCACCACATCGCCAAGGCCCAGCGGCTCGAACTCCAGGAGCTGGAAGGTCCGGTTCCATATCCTGGTAACCTGTTGCATATGACTCTGCAGCTCATCCTCACCGACCAGTACAAACGGCGCGGCAGACAGATCGGACAGATCGCGGACCAGCTCCAGGTGCAACCGGGGAAGTTTCTCGATTTCCTCGATAAAAACAGGCCGTCCGCCCTGGGCGTTCAGCGCATCCATGACCGCAAGGAATGCAGGATCCTTACGATGGGCAACCTTCTTGACGCCAAGCTCCCGCCCGAGCGCCTGCAAAAAGCCAAGCTCACTTTGCCGCCAGATGGTGAGGCAGCGTAGAAAGGCGCAGCGGTTATTCGCCGCGTACCATTGGGCCGTCCTGGTCTTGCCGCGACCGGCAGGGCCGATCACCGCAGCAAGACGGCCTTCGCCCGCAGACATCATCAGGGCATCGATCATCGCCTGAAAATTGCGGACATTCTTTACATTGACAAACTTCGGGAAAAATCGTATTTCTGGCATTACTTTCATCAACCTCCTTGGGGTTTACCCGGCAACCGCTTCATCGGTTGCCGGGTTTTTTTGTCTGTAAAGAACAGCAAGGGCTGCACGCTGTCCTTCCCAATAATCGCGGTCCCGCTCAAACTCCGGCAGCTGCTCATACACCCGCATGAACCGACGCCATTCGGCGGTGAGCTCTTCGCCGTACATCTCCATTTCAAGCAGCTTGCCGTACCGATCAGCCTCTTTCATGTCTTCCAGATCGGCTGAGAGCTGGGCGGCTTCCTGTGCTCGTTGATACCGCTGTGATTCATCGGCATCTTTCATAGCCTTTTGCCGATCCTCAACGCTGAGCTTGATCGGCCTTTCCGGCAGCAGCTTGACGTTGTTCCTTTTGCCGCCGCGCCCCTCGAGGCGAGCCTGCCCTTCAGGAGCTCCGGAGCCAAAACCGGAATCGGCAATCAGGCGCTGCGCCTCGGGAATGACAACCGCGTCAGCCATGGCTTTGGCATGAGAAACCGTTTGTTTCTTCAGGCCGCCGATCATCTCAAGCTGATTTTCCAGCAGCGCGATATCCGCCTGGCCACCGAGGATCCGGGCGGCAGGATGCACTTTGTCGACTCTCGATGCCTCGCAGATAAACTCGTCGGTGCGCTGGTCATAGATGAGGACGGAGTCCCGTTCCTGCATGTCATAGCGCACGTAAACCTTGTGATTCCTGCCGTACAGCGCCGGGCTGTAATACCATTCGCCCTTGTCATAGACCTTGACGCCACGGCCGTAAATCTTGCGTTCTTCCTTTTTCATCATCAGGACGCGGAGGGCTGCCGGATCCACTCCCGGCCCGCGCCCGGCATCGAATAATTCCTGCGGCCGTTGCCCGGCCAGGTGACTGTTCGGTCCCTGCTCGCGGGCGGCGTAATGGTCGAACCAGGCCGCTATGGCGCGATGACTGTCGATCAGGGTCGGAACCGCACCGCCCTGGGTTATCTTTTCATTAATGCGCCTGTGCAGTTTCTCGCCCCGGTTCAGATGGGCTGGCTTGGTGTCGATTGCCGTGCCGATAAACGATGGCGACATCCGCTCCAACTCGCCGAACGTCTTGAAGAATCTCTCGATGGTTTTTGATTGGCCGTGATACGGCTTGGCGACGATAAGCTTGATCCCCAGGCGCTCGTACAGGCCGGGCAGTTCAGTCTGCTCGAAGTCGCACCCCGTAAAGTACTGGCCCTTGAAGGCGCGGCCGTTATCCAGATAGACTATCCGTGGCACCATGCCCAGGCGGATGATTGACCGGCGCAGCGCTGATGAGATGGAAGCGGTATTCTCAGTCGGCATGATCTCCCAACCGCAAGGCATGCTGCTTTTCATGTCGAAAAACAGCACCAGCATCATGCGCTGAGGTTTGCCGGTCCATGGGTTGAGAATAAGGAAATTCAGGACATGGCCGTCGGCAACGAGGATGTCGCCGACATTGATCATGTCATAATCGCGCTCGGTCCAGAACATAACCCGGTCGTTTAAGCCCTTATCACCTTCACGCCACCAGATCCATTCGTCATAGTTGACCGAGATCCAGTCATCGAGAAAGCGGCGGCAGGTAGCATCGGAGAGATTATCTATCCCTTTGCTCCGCATGATAGAGCGAGATAAACGAATAATTTCGGACTTCGGCAGGCTCTTGCCTTTCGGCTGGCGGACGAAAGCCAGGATGATCTGTGCCTGCAGGGGAGTGATGCTCCGCTCGCCTCTCTTCTTACCGCGCCGATCGGCGAGCTGAAGGGTGTCGCCGCAACTCTTTTTTAACGTGGTTTTCCAGCTCTCGATGGTTTTCCAGCTCAATTCACCCAAAGTTTTATACAGCTCCGGATAGGCGGCACCGCTGTTATAGGCTGCCATGAAGTTAGCACGGGCCTGGACCTTGTGGCCCCAGCCTGCACCCGCCAGCGCCTGCATATACAGCCGCACCAGAGCGGCCTTGAGATTGGCCTTGCATGCCTGGCCAGCGCAGACGATGCTGTTGCCGGTGAGGGCAGGGAGGTTGCCCGAGTTGTTCACCGGCACCAGTGCGTTGATCTCTTCCCTGTCGAGGATGGCTGCTCTGATATCGTCCGGCAGCATGTAGGCGCGGTACATTTTGCGCGATCCGCCGCGTACGGTGTCCCAATAAAAAGACCAGCGCTCGCGGTCTGCCTTGCGGGCGACGCTGCGTTCGGTATTTGGCAACACAGGAAGGTTCATATCCGCCAATTCTTTTGCTGAATAAGCTGCGTTCATGACTATCCCACCAGGTGCATGTCATCGAGCAGGATATCTTTAAATGCGGCCTCCATGGCTTTCAGCGTTTCAAAGCCGCCGCTGTGTTTCACCCATCCGCCACCGTTGCGTTTCTTAATGGTCATGCTGCTGCGGTCCATGCGGAACAGGGAGAAACCAGCACGTTCAATCTTATTGGCATCATTGGACCCACCGCGAAAGACGGTATCTTCGATCAGATCGCCATCCTCGGCCAGATCGGCCCGCAGCTGGTCAAGCGCTTTGATTATCTCGCCGCGCGAAGTGAATTTATAGTTGGAATTTCTTTCTTTAAGGATCTGCTCGGAGAACTTTTCAAAAGCCTCGGAGAAGTCAGTACTGGATTTCTGGGCAACCTTTTCCTGCGCGTGATGTACTGTTTTCTGTATCTTGTCGCCCAGGTAACTTTTCACAACCCTGTTGATATGACTGGCTGTCACTTTGCCTTGAGGAGCCGAATCGACCGCTGCCTTCCATACGGCGACTTGTTGCTCCGGCCTGAGTTTTGCCAGGGGCCGGACTTGCCGCTCGTTGAGTGGTAAAAGAATTTGATCTTCTTCAAAACGTCCGCCATGGCGGACGTTTTCAACTACGTCTGCAGCGCTGATAAGTTCGTAAGCCCGGCTTTTTGCTATATCAAACAGCTCCTTACAATACTTTTCAAATGTCATCGCCTTCATGCGATACAGCTTGCGATCCCGTATTTCCGCGAGAGCCTGTCCAACCTGGACGAATGTTTTGAAATTTTCGACAACAACACCTTCCAACTGCTCCAGTCTCTTCTCTTCCTGTACCGACAGATCCTTTACAGGCTCATTCTGGTTTTCTAACGACATCTCTATCTGTCTACTTGTCCGTGTTGTTGATGACATTTTTCGTTATCTCTCTGTTGATGTATTTAAGTATTGTCTAGCTATCGCATGACCTTCTTCACACCCCGAACTGAAAGCGTCGTTCTGGGCTGTTCCGAGTGCGTATCCGCCGCGTATGTACATCTTTTCGCCAAGGCGATACTTCAACGCTTCAAGGACTCCATGCCGGTATTCTTCGCTCCGTTTGTCCCTGGGGCAGGAAAAAGCCTCATCAAACAATTCCTGTGCGGTTTTCTTTTTCATTTCTGTTGCCCTCCCATATTTTTAGGAAGATCCAAATATTTAACAGGACACCCTTTATCGACCAGTAACTGCAGAACACGTCGCAGATTATCCCGCCCTGCTATAGTGTTCGACACTCCGGTATGGGTTTTATAACCAAGCTCCTTCTGTATCTTGCCGACGCTGAGGTTATTGCGTTTCATCCAAACCTCTATTTCGACGCTGTTTCTCATAACTTATCCTCAAGCTGCTTCATCTGCTTACGCAGGTCCTTCGCCTGGTGATACCGCTTAGCCCACTTGAGCATTGTGATGTCTTGTCCTTCTATGATGTCCCCGCCCAGCAGCATCACCATTGATGCCAGCGGCTTGGTCGTTTGCAGCACGGCACAGAAAACGGTGATCCCTTTGATGCTCGGCAGGCGGCTCTCTTCTTCGACGTTCAACCATTTCTCAAAACTGTCTTTACTGAGACCGGCCCGGCCGTTCAATCGCATGCCATACCTGGCCGCGAGACCGTTCATCATGTCCAGCACCTGGTCGCGTGATTTTCCCGAATCCTTGATCGCGTCATTCATGGAGATTTTTATATCCCGCATGACCGTCGCAAGGTTCGTCTGAGTAAAGAGGTCGAGCTGTCTTGGTGTCACCGCTTACCTGTCCGTAATCTGAAAGTTTCCTGTCCGTACAATTTCGCGCATCGGACATTGATAATCTGAATGTATTTAGGTACTGTGTACTAAATTGGTAACAATCGTTAGTACACGATACTACTATAAACGCATGATATGGTCTTTGTAAAGCGAAATATGGCGTCTAGCTTGATTCTAAGCGCATAATTTGGATTATTTACATAACTACATGTTATCGTTTTGTATATTTGAAACTTGTGTAATGTCAGAGATGTCTGGCTTTCTGTCGGACTTTCCACTTTCAAAGCTGGACGCCAAATAAGGCTTATATGAAACTCAACCAGAAGCTTAAAATGGCGCGTGAACACCTAGGGAAAAGCCAAAGAGAAATGGCGGATCTCGTTGGGAGTGGTTATCGCTCATGGCAAGGTTACGAGCAAGACACAAGCATACCTGGCGGAAAGGTGTTCCAGTCCTTGGCCGACCTTGGATTCAACACACACTGGTTCTTTTCCGACGACGTGCCGATGATGCAGGCCGAAGAACACAGGATCTCGCAAGCACCAGCTAACAGTCAGTCGGCAGCAAACAACAAATCTATCCCCCATATGCCCAGCGACAAACTTGGCCTGGGTGAGAGCGTTGAGCTCCTCGCAAAAATCTACAACTCAGGCAACACCGTCCTGATCCGGGCGATCGCCGCCAATCTCCATGCCTTCAGCGAAGCTGTCGACAACAAGGCCCTGGCTCAAAAAGCCATAGATATGATGGATGAAATGAACAAGCGAATGCTTGCGATGGAGAAGGATTTGGCGATAATGAAAGTGGAAAACGAAGAACTAAAAAAACGCGCTCCCGCAAAGGACCAGAATCAGGCTACAGGCTGAGGGAACGGTGGGTGGGTAAATCTACGGCAAGAGAATCATCATAAAACTTTCAAAAGCACAGTGGCAGACCAGCCATAACAACAAAGTTGTCTGCCCATTCATGGTGATTCTTATAAATCAATAAAGCTGAGAGTTGGTGCTATCTTCATCAAAATTCAAAAACGATTGTTTCTAATTTCATCTGCAAATAAAACCACAGAGTGGTATTTGATTTCAGACTTTTTCTAAAATCAAAATTTCAGCGATCTTCTTTGCCAACCCTCCCCGCAATCTCAATAAAATTCGGCAAAAGTATCATAATAGTCTCATCAAATCCACGCCTGTAAAGTTTCTCTGTTCATCTGCCCCCCTATAGCTATATCCAGGCAAAAAAAGGCCCGATCCTCGAACAAGAGAACCGGGCCACCGCTCCCGCCACCATATCCCCCACGCAAAATAGTAAAGTCAGATTTATTTGATCCTGCCCTGGTGCGACGACTGTTTTAAACAAAAAACAAAAAGGCTGCCTCGCGGGGCAGCCTTTTTAGTGTCGGTCGAAACCGTATGTAGTATATAATCGGTTTTCAAGTTGGATAGGGTAGCTCCCGAAAAGCCGTAACCTTGACGGCCTACCAGTTCGATTTCTATATCAAGGCAATTATCCAAATAGGGTTGGGATATAGTGTATTTTCTCAAAGAGACGGCCGATAAAATACAGACAACCGAGAACGATATTTTACGCAAAGCAATGCTTAGCAATAATGATGGTTCTTTTTTCAACGACTATACAGATGTTTTTTTGTCATTTTGGTATACAGGTTTGCTTTGGAAAAGGAGTACTGAACATGTCTTGGGAGGTCTCAGAGAATGGAATGGCCTCCTTGATATTCGGCCTGTTGACGTGCCAATGATTTTAGTAAATTTGAAGCCTGTTTACCTTTCCTCTTTTATAGAAAGACGCGATCAATATATAGCATTGGAATCGCGTCCTGCTGGGCAATCATACGAAATAGATCCATATGTCAATACCGAAGACCCAAATGGGGGCGTTAGTTTTCGCTCGCTTGAGTATCCTGAAAGGCTCGTTTCTTTGATTAAGAAAGT